TCAGAAGTAAAAAACAGCCTGCGTATTCTGCGGAATCGTGCTCGGGCTCTTGTTCGCGATTCAGATTTTGCAAAATCTGCGTTGCGTGCTGTTAAAAACAACGTCGTTGGCCAAGGCATTAAGCATCAAGCACAAGTACGCATGATCCGGGGCGGCCGCCTTGACGAACGCTTAAATCCAATCATTGAGCACGAATTTAAAAAATGGAGCAAAGCCAAGAACTGTCACGCAGGTGGCACGTTATCTTGGCCGCAAATTCAGCAGCTGTGCATTAGCAGCATGATTGAGTCGGGCGAAGTCTTTGTCCGTCTTGTTCAACAATCCTTTGGCGATAGTCGCATCCCGTTGGGGCTAGAGGTTATCGAGGCAGATTTGCTTGATGATGACTACACCGGATTTGAGCCAAACGGCAATCGCGTCCGCATGGGCGTTGAGATTGATGAGTGGTCAGCCCCAGTGGCTTACCACTTTTTGAATTATCACCCTGGTGATTATCAATTTAGTTACGCGCAGATTGCCAAGAAACGTCGGACGCGAATCCCTGCCAACGAAATCATTCATCTGTATTCCGTTGATCGCCCTGGGCAAACCCGTGGGGTGACTGCGTTTGCCTCGGCAATCATGCGGTTAAACAATCTGCGTGGCTACGAGGAAGCAGAAATCATCGCTGCACGTTCAAGCGCAGCAATGATGGGTTTTGTTCGTACTCCTGATCAAGAGCTATTTGAGGATGGCACCTATCAGGAAGAGTCTGTTCTGGACTTCTCCCCTGGCAGCATTCGCCGTCTTGCGCCAGGTGAAGAAATGCAATTCTTCTCGCCTCAGCGCCCAGACGATGCGTTTACGCCATTTGTGGCGCAGATGTTGCGTGCTGTAGCTGCTGGTGTCGGTTGCTCTTACACCCAAGTCAGTTCTGATTTTTCGCAAAGTAACTACAGCTCGTCTCGATTGGAGTTGATCGAGACTCGCGCTCATTACAGGACTTTGCAGCAATATGTCATCGACAAATTGTGCCAACCAATTTACGAGCGTTGGATCGAAATGGGTGTGATGTCAGGGGTCTTGCAGATGCCTGCCTTTGATATGGACCCTGATCGTTATTACGAAGCGAAATGGATTGCACCAGCAGCGCAATTTGTAGATCCGCAGAAAGAAGCTGAGGCTTATAAGTCAATGATTCGGTCAGGCATCATGACTTTGTCTCAAGTTGTCGCCTTACACGGTGGCGATTTTGAGGAGACCATGCGTCAAAGAGCCCATGAGCTTGCAACTATGGATGAACTTGGGATTGTCCTGGATTCTGACCCTAGTGCTGTTAACAAGGCAGGCCAAGCACAAAATCCACCTGTCCAGGAGACAGAGCACCCTGAAATTCATGAGGAGGATGACTAATGGCTAACGTCAACGGCACTGACATCAACTTGTCTCCAACTGAGGGGATGAAGTCAGAGGCAAAAAAATATCGCCAGTGGAAAGAAGAAGGCGAAAAAGGTGGCACTGAAGTTGCTTCCCGTCGCGCATCTCAGATTTTGTCTGGCGATGAAATTAGCCCTGACACTGTCATTGAGATGTCCGCTTGGCACGCACGTCATGCGGTAGATGCTGAAGGCGAAGGTTTTAGTTCTGGAGAGGATGGTTATCCAAGCCCAGGCAGAGTTGCTTTTGCTGCATGGGGAGGGGCTGCAGGTCGTAGCTGGAGTAACTCAAAGTCAGAATCAATAAAAAAAGCAAGAGAGCGTAGTTATGATCCCAATAGCACGGAAACTATTGAAAACATGACTGAACGCGCTGCGCCTGATGCGCTTAAAACTGGAGATTTTGTTTCTTGGAATAGCAGCGGCGGTACAGCTCGCGGGCGCATAAGTCGTGTTGAACGTAATGGGACAATCGATGTTCCTGACTCAAGTTTCACGATTACTGGAACTGCCGAAGACCCTGCAGCGTTAATTACGTTGTATCGCGACGGTGAGCCCACAGATAGAAAAGTTGGGCACAAATTCAGCACTCTTACCAAGATTGCTGCGATGCGCATGTTTGAAGATACGGCGTTAACGCGGGCGCACAGCACCGATTACGTCGAGAAAGAAGACCGCACAATTGAGTTCCCATTTGCTTCTGAGGAGCCTGTTGAGCGTTACTTCGGCATGGAAGTGTTGGAGATGTCAGAAAAAGCGATGGACTTGTCTCGCTTAAATGACGGTGCCCCACTCCTTTATCAGCATGATGCTGATCGGATTGTTGGTGTTGTGCAGCGTGCATACATCAAAGACAAGCGCGGTTACGCCGAAGTCAAGCTTGCCAATAATGAGCTTGGCCGCGAAATGCAAGATTTAATCAAAGACGGAATTATCAGAAACGTCAGCTTTGGATACAAGATCAATCAAATGGAGGAAGATAAGTCAACTACTCCAATGACTTATCGGGCCACCTCTTTCCAGCCGTTTGAACTCAGTTTGGTGACCGTGCCAGCTGATCAATCGGTTGGCATCGGTCGCAGTTTCGACCCTGTTGAAACTGTGTCTACGGCCTCAGCCGTACCTACTACAACTCCTATTTCCATCATGGAAGAACAAACTCCAGACCTGGAGCTTCTTCGTGCTGAGGCCTCCGAGGCCAAAGCAAAAGAAGCTGCTGAAATGCTTGCCCTTGGTAAGCGCACTAACAACGTTGACCTTGCCCAGGAATTTGTAATTAATTCTCGCGGCATTGACGAACTTCGCTCCGCTCTTATTGAACAAATGGGTTCTAACGCCAAGCCCGTTGACACCACTGCTGGTGAAATCGGCCTTTCACAAAAAGAAGCTCGCAGCTTCTCCTTCTTGCGTGCCATCAACTACCTGAGCAATCCTGGCGATCGCGCTGCACGCGATGCCGCTGGGTTTGAGATTGAGGCCTCTGAAGCCGCTGCAGCCAAGCTTGGCCGTCAATCACGTGGCATCACTGTCCCGTCTGACGTTATGCGTCGTGATCTCACTGCTGGCACGGCTACTGCCGGTGGCAACCTTGTTGAGACTGAGTTGGATGCAGCCAACTTCATCGACCTTCTGCGTAACGCATCAGCACTAGATCAAGCTGGCGCAACTGTGTTGACTGGCCTTTCTGGCAACGTCAACATCCCTCGTCAGTCAGGCAGTGCAACTGCTTACTGGGTCGCTGAGTCTGGTTCCCCAACCGAATCGCAGCAAACCATTGATCAGGTTGCGCTTACGCCTAAGACCTGTGGTGCTTTCACCGACTTCAGCCGTCGCCTGCTGATCCAGTCCTCCATCGACGTGGAGAACATGGTGCGTGGCGACCTTGCCAAAGTGCTTGCTTTGGAAATTGACCGCGTTGGTCTTTATGGCTCCGGTTCTTCTAACCAGCCTTTGGGTCTTAAGGACACCACTGGTGTCTTGACTGAAGACTTTGCCGCTAACACCCCAACATTTGCTGAGGTGGTTGCGCTTGAGTCTGACCTTGCTGGCGCAAACGCTTTGCTTGGCTCACCTGTTTATCTGATGAATGCCGCAATGCGCGGTGCTCTTAAGACTGCAGAAAAAGCCACCAACACGGCTCAGTTCATCTACACAGATGATGAAGTCAACGGCTATCGCGCCGTGGTCTCAAACCAAGTTGCAAGCAACGATCTTTGGTTCGGTAACTTCTCCGACCTGATCATGGCTTACTTCTCTGGCTTGGATCTGATGGTTGATCCTTACACCGGCAGCACCTCTGGCACTGTCCGAGTGGTTGCGCTGCAGGATGTTGACGTGGCAGCCCGCCATGGTCAATCCTTCAGCCGTGGTAACAACAGCCTCTGATCATGAAGATCAAGATCCGTAAGCAAGTTGTGCTAGCGGGTCAGGTGGTTCGGATTGGGGAAGTCGTTGAGGCCTCCCCAGCCGACGCCAATATCCTGATCGGTAGTGATCTTGCGGAGGTTTACAACGAACCTCCTGAAGTCGAACAACCCGTCAAACCCAAACGCCGGAGGAAGGCAACCAATGACGATCCAAAATCTGGGGACTAGAACAGAAGTTCTCAATCTGCTGCCAAGCGATGTGGTGACAACCACAGGCGTTGGTTCTGCTGTTGACCTGCTCGACTACGAGGGCGACATTGCTGTTTCTCTTGACGCCGAAGCTGGTGGTTCAGGTGTCACCTACGCAGTCAAACTGACTGAGTGCGACACGTCCGGTGGTACTTACACCGACGTAACCGGCGGTGGATTTACCACTAGTGGTGCCAACGCTGCGGCAACGGAAAAAATCAGTGTCAACACTGATTCGATTCAGCGTTTTATCAAGGTTAGTGTCACCGTTGCAGGTGGTACAGGCGCTGGCGCTATTAGCGTCATTGCCGTCGGCTCTAAGAAGTACGGCTGATTATGGCTATTGAAGATACCTTCGCTTTTCTAAATACAGAGGAGTTTGGAACTACCTGCCAAATTGGTGGGGGTTCCAATTTTGTTGGTATCTTGGATTCGCCTATGGATTTGATCGCGGGTGGTGTGGCTTTAAGTCGAGAGTATTTGCTAATGGCAAAAACTTCAGACGTAAGCTCTGCTACTCGCGGCACTTCTATTACTGTCGCATCTGAGGCTTACACCGTCAGGGAAAATCGCCCTGTTGATGATGGCCTGTTTTCTGAGCTTTTGTTGAGTAAGGACTAATGGCCGACACAAGGCGTGAATTGATTCTTGCTCGAATTAAAACGAACCTTGATTCCGCTACTGGCGTAACGGTTTACCGAAGCAGGGTTGAACCGTTGGCGCGTGGCGAAGTGCCCGCAATAATTGTCGAACCGGTGTCGGACCAACCGTCTGAACAGTTCAGTAATAAATTGCAATGGACCTTGCGAGTAAGGGTAACGGTGCTGGTTCGTTCCGGCGTCCCGGACGACGTTTCCGACACCTACTCTCAGCAGGTGCATAGCCTGATCATGGCTGACAGCACAGTCAATGGCTACGCTTTAGACATTGACCCTGATCGAGTCGACTTTAGCTTGTACGAAGCTGATGTGCCGTTGGGGGTTGTTAGTATGGATTATCTGGTCAAATATCGCTCAAGCCGCGTTGACCTGACATCAGCGTAGGGTTGGCTTGCGGAAGCAGTTAACTTAAACTGATGCAATAAACATCGTCCTTTTCCCGAGGCCTTACACATGGCAAAACTAGCCCGCGTGAGGTCTATCCTCGCCAAAACCGAGTCAAGTTACGGATCTGACAGTACCCCAACAGGCTCGGCAAACGCAATTCAAGTTTCAGCTCTTGAAATTAACCCTGCTGAATCTGAAATTCTTTCCCGTGATCTGATCCGTAGTTATTTAGGCAACAGCCCTCAGCTGATTGCAAATACTCGAGTTAGCGTCACCTTTACGGTTGAATATTCAGGCTCTGGCGCTGCTGGCACTGCTCCCAAATATGGCCCCTTGCTAGAAGCTTGCGGGTTTAGTGAGACTGTTGTTGGGAACACTTCAGTAACTTACGCGCCACGTTCAACACAATTTGAATCGGTCACAATTTACATTGACAGCGATGGCATTCGGCACAAGGTGACTGGGGCTCGGGGTTCTTTTGCTCTTAGCCTTAATGCAAACCAGATCCCGGTTTACAATTTTACAATGACTGGGCAATACAATGCCCCAACAGACACGGCGTCCCCAACTTTAACGTTTAGCGATCAAGCAGACCCTGAGATTTTCAACGATACAAACACCACATCTTTTACTCTCTTCTCAGAGACTACGTTGGCTCTTCAATCTGTTGAGCTTGATCTTGGCAATGAAGTTGTTTACCGAGAACTGGTTAACTCAAGCAAAGAGGTTTTGATTGTTGATCGTGCGGCAACAGCCAATTTTGTGGTTGAGTGCCCGACATTGTCAGTGGCTGACTTCTTTGCTCTTGCTGTTGCTGGAACCTCTGGCAATTTAAGCATTGTTCACGGAGCAACAGCAGGCAACATTATTACATTGACTTCTCCGGCGACTGGATTGTCATTAGGCAATCCAACGTATTCTGAAGACCAAGGCATTGTTATGTTGAACCTTCCTACTACTATGGTGCCAAGTTCGTCGGGTAACGACGAAATCACACTTGTTTACACCTAACCTGCATGGCTTTTGTCCTCAAGAAAGTTTCTTCTTACAAATGGCCTGTTGCCGTCGACGTTCCTGTTGACGGCGGCAAGTTTAAGAAAGAAACTTTTACGGCAATCTTTAAAAAGATGAGCCGCTCAGCTTTTAACGATTTAATTGAGCAAGGCGATGATGCTTTGATCAATGAGATTGTTGAAGGCTGGGAGGGCATTAAAGATGAGGATGGGGACGAAGTCGTTTACAGCGAGAAAGCACAAGCCGAGCTGTTTGACGACCCATATGTTTTGCGTGGTGTAATTTCTGCTTACACAGACAGCATTACGGGGTCACAAGCAAAAAACTAGAGTCCGCCGCTAAGCATTGGTGCGAAGGCGGCGGGGTTTTTGAAGAAAGCATTGATGACCTAATGGCCAAGGGCATGGACCCTGGCGAGATCAATGCAATGCGTAAAGCCCGCAAGGCTGCGGATTTTGAAGTGTGGGAAGAGAACTGGGATATTGTTGCAATGTTCCTAAGGATGCAAACGCAGTGGAATGTCAGTATGGGCGGGGTCTCTGGCTTGAATTACTCGTCGCTGGACTACCTCTGTAGACTGTACGAAGTCAAGGATCCTGTCGCTCTTTTCGAAGGCGTACAGGTGATGGAACTAACCGCACTCGCCAGCCTGAACAAGAAGGACTCCTGATGGCCAAGGTTACAACCGAACTGCAAGTTCTTGTAAAAACTGCAGGTGATGCTGGTCTTGATAAATTAACGCGGACTTTAAACGGGTTAGGGCGACAGGCTAAAAGTGCCGCGGCTCCGTTTAATCAAATATCAAAAGAACTAAAAGACGTTCAAAGAACTTCAAAAAATAGCATTGCAAACCTTCGGGGTTACAGAAATGCTTGGCGTGATATTACCGAGCAAGTTGAAATTGGCAGTGCTGCATTTAAAGAAGCTACAGCTGAGGCAGCAAGGCTTGACAAGCAACTGCAAAAAGCAGAAGGACGAAAAGGCCCAGGGGGTAGTGGAAGGCTACGAGCTGCCGCTCAAGTTGCCGGAACAGTTGCAGGTGCTGGAGTTTTTGGTGGCCCTGAAGGTGCAGCAGGCGCGTTGCTTGGTGGTTCTATTGGAGGCCCAGGCGGGGCAATTGTTGGCGGGGCCATTGGTGCTCAAGTTGGTCAACTAAGGCAAGCGGTTGGCGCGACGGCGGAATATTCAGCTTCACTTGAAAAATTAAGAATTGCATTGTTTGGCGTAACAACAAGTCAACAAGAATACCAACAATCTCTTAAATTTATAACAAAAACATCTAATGAGCTTGCCATACCTCAAGACATATTAACCAAGCAATTTACAAAATTGCAGGCATCTGTTTTGGGAGCGGGTGGCAGTGTTGAAGACACCAAGCTTGCTTTTAGAGGAATTGTTGCTGCCGTTAGGGCTACCGGCGGTTCGTTGCAGGATGTTGACTCTGCGTTAACAGCAACTGCGCAAGTCTTCTCTAAAGGTAAGGTATCAGCCGAGGAATTGAGACAACAAATTGGAGAAAGGCTTCCCGGTGCGTTTACATTGTTTGCAGAATCAATAGGCAAAACGCCGCAAGAGCTAGACAAGGCTTTGGAAAAAGGCGAAGTTAGTTTAGAAGACTTTTTAACCTTTACAAAAGCAATTTTTGACCGTTATGACAAGAACGCTCAGATAATTGTTGATTCCCCTGCTGCTGCTGGAGACAGACTTACGCAAAAACTAAAAGAATTGCAAGAAGCGGTTGGGATTTTAGTTGAACCTGTTGGGGCTGCATTTCAAGGAGCGGCTTCAGTTACCATTGATGCCTTGACCGGCATAATTAAAAAAATTGATGAGTTATTGAAAAAATTTAAATTTTTAACTGAAATGGCAAAGATTTTGGGACCGATAAATGCGTCTGCGCTTTTAGGGCCAGTAGGAGGTGCTCTGGCAAGCGTTGGTTTAAGTGGTCTGGGGAAAGGAGGACGTGAGGACGTTGACGTTAGAGGAGGTATTCAGCAACCAGCCCCAGGTACTGGACTGCCTGGGGCTGGGGACGAAGATGGAACTAGCGAAAATGCGTCTAAGCTTTCTAAGTTTTACCAACAGGCTCAATCAGAATTTAACAAGTTTGTTAAAAAGCTTCAGGAGGGAGACGAGCTGTCCGCAAAGCTTTTGGGTAGGGCAACACAAAACAATGCATTGCTTGGTACGCGCAATGAGCTAGAGCGAATTAATACACAGTTTACAATCGACACTTCTAACACCTTGCAAAAATATCAAGAAATTTTGTCTGGCACCCTTACAGATGAAGCTCGAATAAATTTAGAAAAAGCCAAGGGCTTAGAGCTGACTAATTTAGAAATTGAAAAAAGAAAAGATTTAAAAGCAATTTTTGAGGCGGCAGGTGAAGACTTTGCAAATTTTGCAATTAAACAAAATCAAGAACTTTCAGAAACAGACAAATTATCTAAACAGATTGAAACTACGTTGTCGACAGGCCTTGCCAGCGGGATTCAAAGTTTGATAGACGGCGCTAAATCTCTTAAAGAAGTTTTCTCCGATATTTTAAAACAGCTCGCGTCTGTGTTTTTGCAAGCAGCTATTAAATCTGCAGTTGGTGGTTTATTTGCGTCAAAAGATGGGAACGTAATCGCGCAAAACAAAATTGTTCCTTATGCAGCTGGTGGTGTTTTAGATAAGCCAACAGTTTTCCCGTTGGCTAACGGGGTTGGATTAATGGCTGAAGCTGGGCCGGAAGCCATTATGCCGTTGAAGCGTGGCCCTAGCGGTCGCCTTGGTGTTGAAATGACAAACCAAGGGAGCGCAAGAGACGCTATGAATCGTTATTCACGCCGTAACAGTAGATCTTCTTCTAGTGATTCAATTGAAGGAGAAAGCGAATCAGGATTTGGGACGCAAGCTGTTGGGCCAATCGATGTTCGCTATACGGTGGAGCGTATTAACAGCGTCGATTACGTAACAGCAGACCAGTTTCAATCTGGGATGCAACGTGCCGCTGAACAAGGTGCAAAGCAGGGTGAGCAAAGTACATTGAAGCGGTTACAAATGAGCGGAAGCACCCGTAAGAGGCTAGGAATATGAGTCAATACGCTTTTGGCCACCTCCTAAGAATCAAGCCAGATCTAAACGTTCTTTACTATTATCAGAACTTTTTTATACAAGGAACTACTTTGTATAAAGGATCTACTTACGGCTTTGCTCCTTTTGGTTTTTCGGGCGTTACCGTCAATCGAAGCGGTGACGGGCTTGAAGCAACAGTTGTTTTCCCCAATAACGACATCACAAGGTCATGGGCTGTAGAAGCCATCGATCAATATTGGGTGATGGAAGTGGACGTTTTAATTATTGACGAGACAGACAACAACGGATCTCATCAGCCTGTCCACACCTACACCGGCCAGGTGACTGGCGGTCAATGGGACAACGTTACGGTAAGCCTACAGTTAACTTCCGTTTTGGATGCTGTTGGTACGGATGTGCCCAGGAGATCGCTGACGCGCAAATTAATCGGCAACCTGCCAATCAGCAGCAATGTACGACTGCAGTGATCTAATCGGGATGCCCTACAGGCTTGGGGCTGATGGCAGTGACGGGCACATTGATTGCATACACCTCTGCTATACCGCTTTGGAGCGTATGGGCATTGAGGCACCACCGTTTAAGCAATCTTGGTATGAAGCTAGTAAGTGGGACGTATGCCGTGATCTTATGCGCTGGGGTTTGCGTGTAGAAAAGGCTGAGTATGATGGTGACATTCTGCTGCTACCGCAGCAATCCTGGGCATTTGCAGTCACATGGCAGACGGGAATCTTGTACGTCAATCGCAGAATGGAAAAGATCCAGTGGTCTTCGGTCCATCTGTTTACGACGTACCACTGCTTCCGTACGAAAAAGAGCTGATCAAAACTATTGGAATAACGGAAGAGGAGTACAAATTTTTCACGGCTGAAGTAAAGAGGAAAGGAAAGCTAAGACCCGCTGAGTATGCACACATTCCTGATATAAAAAACGATATTGCAATAACGCCTATTCTTATCAACCTTGCGATCAGCTTGGTCCTGACCGGCGTTGCTTATCTGCTGACGCCAAAACCCAAGATGCCTAGTGCATCCAAGAGAGAAGGCGGAACCATAGATACTGGCGATGTCACTGGAGCGAGTCGTTTTACGCCTTCACGCGGATTTGAAACGCTTGCAACGCTTGCAGATTATGCCGCTCCAATCCCCCTTATCTTTGGACGTTATGACAGCAGGGAAAAGATAGGCGGAATGCTGACCACTCCTAAGCTTGTGTGGTCGCGAATGTTTAGTGAAGGCACAAATCAAAGAGCACAGCTGCTGTTTGTTGTTGGCGAGCAAGGGGAGGGTAACGGAATTAAAAAGCCAGACTTAAAAGGCATTTTCCTGGGCAACAATGTTTTGGATTCTGTTTTTAAAGACTTTTATGCTTTTTACTGGAAAAGAGATAGCTCTAGTGACAACAACAGAAGGATAAGAGCAAGCGAAAAGGTTTACGGAACAAATAATGGACCAGCTACAGGCGACCCTTTGACGACAACCGGCGAAGTCTTTGTCTGCCCTACGCCTGAGGGCCAAAAACAGGTTGCATTTTGCCATGCGTTTTCTCCTGCAAACAATACAGAATTTGGCGTTTACGATCCAATTGCAAACGGCACCGGCTATCGGTTGAACTATGAAATTGTTTCGATACCTAAAGATCAGACAAAACGAGCAAAACAGACTCAGTTGTTATCTCGCATTAAGATTGCGGGCGATAATAATTTTGTTAGGGAACAGAAAGAAGCTAATAAGGCTGGCGCTTTTAATGGCTCTTCGAAGCAAGAGGATGTTCACGGTAAGCAAGGCCAGAAAGGCATGGGACGCAACTACAGCCCACGCATGGGAATTATTAGGATTAACAGAAAAAACGGTGGGTCTGAAACAGCAAGCTCGTCAGATTTGCGTAAAACAGTTACGAACATTAGAAGCGGTGATGTAGCGCAGTTTAGGATTTGCCGCAAGGTTATTGATGATGATCTCTATCTAGTGGACGGCAAGGGTGAAAGCGTTTCTGACATTAATAGCGCAGTTCTTTCTTCACAATTTGCGGCTGATGACGCAATGCGTTTAGGAGAACAGTTTCAAATTGGTGGCTCTATTTGGAAGGTAACTTCGCGCACTCGACCGCGTTTTGACCCTATCGAAGAAAAAGATCAAGCAATTGAGTTGACATGTATAGACACCGATTTATCGCTAGAAAAGAAAATTGGTATTGTAAGTTTAGACTCCGTGTTAGAGCCTAAAGATGGATACATAGGCGACACCTTTGAGGGTGCTGATGGGCCACAAACTATTGGCGAAGCATTCTGGCCAATTACTAAAGTTGCTCTCGGCGTGGTTCGTAACAACCGTCCAGCGATAGTAACGGAGATCGGCATTAAAAGTACTGTTTTTCAAAACTTAAAGGGCTTGTGCGCTTTCTCTGGACTGCCATCGGTCAGCGAAACCAACGACTATGACGAAGATAATCTGCAAGTAAGAACCGGACGCATTAATGCTTATATTGTCAGGACATCAGTGTTCCGAGTCTTTGTAAGACAAGTCGGATCAGATAATTCAAAGTTTAATTTAATTCCACTGTATTTCGCGATCAGAGGCCATCGCCCTGTCGCTCAATATACGTTTATTAGATTTGAAAACGTAGACCTTGGAGAGGCAGAGCTTGAGTTCAAGTTTGCCCAGCTGTCAGGGTCGGAACTGAGGGGGCTTAATGGAGAGACTAAAATTTTTGACATGTCCCAGCCTGGGGCAAAAAACGCAAAAAACAGCGAAACAGTGGACGTCAACGTTTCTGTCATTGGAGCGATGAAGATCACTGCGCCCGGCAAGTTTATTGCTAAAGCAGATATAACCGCAAATAAAGAATTTTTTAGAAAACCAAGGACAATTGCGGGAAGCTTTAATACTCAGTTTCCTGAAACTGTTGTCAAGGGAGGCAACCGACCAGAAGAGATAGGCGGTAGATCTGCTGTTGGAGCATTGTATAGATTGACAAACAATTCTTATGATTCAAGCGGCAACAAGCTGAAGAACGTTACCAAGGGAAAAACTGGAGCATTTACCTACGAGTTATACAATAACTCTGATCTAGACAGTACTCTAGTTGGTGGGACTACAACATTTAAGACAACTGAATACCATAAAGACAATTATAAAAAGTGGATGGTAATCGAGTGGACGCTACGAAAAGATTCTCTTCCTCTGGATCATTACGCAAGAGAGGAAAACGGGCAGCAAACAACATGGGTCGTTGATAGAGCAGAAGTTCTCAGCAGCGGTCCTGGGTTCTCTAAAACAAATGATGGCAATTCAGAGACCGACATCAAAAGGGGAAAAGACAGGACAGATGTTATTGGCGGCGGCAGCGCATACGACGATGCAAACCCTTTTATCGCAAATCATCCTCAGGGAGGTATGGCGTCATCCGGCCAAAGCTATAAAATTACTGATCTCGAAATAGTTGACACATATCATGGCAGGGCGCAAGGCTATCGATATGTGTTGTTTGGAGATGCCAGAAATTCAAGAGTTGGTACAACAAAAGAAATAACAAGGACTCTTACGCACAGGCAAGACTCTACTAAAAAGCTCAAGCTAAAATTAAAAGCCGCAGTCAGAAAGTTAGACGCTGGTTATCAACTTAACGAAACAATTGGCTGGGGCCCTCCAGTTGCAACAGTTGTTTTGGATGGTGTGACAACAGGCAACATACAAAAAACGGATTTCTTTCGGGACACAGTAAATATAACTGCGTCCAATCCTTATCGAACGGTTT